CGTGTTTCTGTAATATATCTGGGCGTCCTTCCCATACTCACCGTCCCACTCGATCTCTACATCCCCGGTGAACAGCGGAACAGCGGTATCCATTGGGTCGCCGCCCTCGCGGAAGATAAGTGGGTCGAGGTTATTGGCATCCTGCCCCACTGAACCGCCGAGGGTCTGATGGAAACGCCAGATGACACGGTGGATGCGCTTGGTCTTGCCCTGCGCGGTGCCATCCAACGCCCCGGAATCAACGCGGAGCGTCAGTGCATTGCATGTGTAGGCAAGCCCCACCTGTACGACAGATGCCTTGGATGCCAGTGTCACACTCCCCGAAGATACAGTCAGGCTTGGCCGTACGGCCCCGTCAGCCAAAATGGAGACCGTTTCCCCCTCAAGGTGCGACAGGCCGGTGATGACTGTAGCCCGCTGGCGAGCCTGGCCGCCGGAGATATATGTGGTGAACGCGGAACTGTTGGTGGCATGATGAATGTCGCCGCTGGATGTAAAGGTTGTGTATCCAGTGCCATCCACGCCAGATAGTTCAAATGTATCCGCCGTCTTGTTGGCAACGGTAAATGTCTTGCCGTTTATCTCCGTCATCCCCCCAGCGTTGAAAATACCAACTACGTCGGAGTTCGACAGTCCATGGGCGACAGCGGTTATTACAACCGGATTGGCCCTTGTCGCGCCGGAGATAACTGCGCTTATTTTGGTGTTAGCCACCAGTGCCAAAGTGTTCGTTGTCTTGTCAGCAACGAGATAATTATTGCCGTTTACCTCAGTCATCCCGCTTACACGGACGATAGCCACTTCATCGCCGTCACTGAACCCGTGCGATGTGGCAGTGACCACACCGGGGTCGGCTTCGGATATCCCTGTGATCGTCACTGGACTGTCCAGGGTCAAGGTGCTGTCACTGAACTGGGCGTCCTCCTGGTTGTTGGTATCGCGCCAGAACTCTGTGAGATATTCGATGTGGCGGACAGTCGCGCCGTTGATATACCTACTGACGATCATTATCAGGTCATCGGCATTCGCGGAGGGGTTGGGCACGGAAACAACACTCTCCACCTTGGCCTTTGTGCCGGACGCATCACTGGTCCCCCCCAGGATATGACGGTGCCAGCCTATAATTTTCTGGTCGCGGACAAACGACAGCCCCAGCAGTGTCCCGTCGCCCCTTACCGCCCATACAATGCTCTGTGGTTCAGCCTGGTAGGCAAGCTGGGTAATGCCCCCAGTGGTAATGTGTTCGGATATGAGCGTCATGTCCGGGGCGCGGAACCCGTCATCTTCAAAAACATAGGCCAGGTCACGCAGCTTCAGCCCGGAACGCTGGATAAACAAAATAGACTTACCGGAGCGCACCGGCTCGATGTTCTTGCTCCCATACGTCGAGGACCGCTTGGCCTGGATATTGGTGGGCGTGATGGCGTCTCCCGTTTCATTGGGCCGGATAATCCACTCCCCGCCGCCTGTGCCACAGATAAGTCCCTTCTCGTCATCCTCAAGCCAGACAATGGCGTTGACGCCATTAGCACTCAGTGTGATGGCTATGCCATGGTCATCAACCACCGTCCCATCAGCGTCGGTGGGGGCCATGTTCGGGAAATCCCCTGTGCGGCTCATATCGACACGTTGCGGGTATTCAACACCACCGCCCCAGATAAGCCTATCCTGGTGGAATGTAACGGTGGCGGGCCAGCCTGTCGTGTCAGACCACACCCCCATCCGCCATTCCGTGGTCGCAGTGCCAGCGGAGGCATCAGCCCCCTCTATCGTCGCCGTAACTACCGTGGTGCTGGTGTGTGCAGTTACCTTGAGCCATGTCCAGTTGGATGCAGGGTCTTTGAAGCGGATCAACCTCCCTACATCGGTTGACTGAAACCCGGCCCCTGAATTTATCCCCGTGATGGAGGATGCTGTGACACTTACGGAACCAGTGGTGCCGCCAAGGGTAAATGTGGTGTCTGTGGAGTTGGTGTTGAGAAACGGACCATCCTGAAAGGCATACACGGCCATGGCCCATGATGTGTCGGAAGTGCGCGAGAGTGTCCTGGGGGCATACGATGTATGCGCGATATACATAACATCCGCACTCTGCGCCGTCTTTATCTGGAACAGATCGGCCTCAAGGTAAGGTGTGACGACCTCGACCGGCGTTCCAGATACCACTTGTGCCCTGTCCCTTACAAACCGGACATACTGGTCCCCGAACTCAAGGGCATACGCCTGTGAAGCTGAGAACTCAAACCGGATCAGACGCGAAGCCTCGGTGGCCCCGGACTTCGTTGAAACGATAAAATGCGACCCCGGACGGCGCTCCAATGGCCCCTGGAGAAGGGGGACGAAGTTCTCGCATGTGCTGAGGCCGGTGCCGTACCTTTCCACATCGGGGCGGCCAAACAAAAGCGGGGATATTTCCCCGCCGTTGAAGTTGTTTTGTATGGTGGAACTTTTACCCACTTACAGCCTCGCGTTGATCCAGGTGTCTGTGGGGGGGGCTTTGGGAACATTCTCAAAGCTGTTAATTTTTCTGGCTTCCGCCTTGGCGGTGCGATAGGCAAGCGTGGCCGTTTCTTTCTTGGTATTGGATTGGGTTATCTTTTCGGCAATGTCATTTGCGATGCGCGATACCAGTAACTCCAGAAACAACTCATCGAAGTCATTCGGATCAGTGACTCGCTTGAGGTAGATGATCTTCAGCGGGGCACCGTCATCGGTCAGGATATTGCGCCCCTCTATCTGCCAGTCAGTCACTTCGTTATTGGGGAGAAGGCGTAGGTAGTCTGTGGGAAGCGGAAACTGATTGGTAAACTCAAACAAGGGCGCTGTGCTGCTGGCGGCCAGCGAGGCGCGGGCACGGGCAAAGTTCCATGGATGAGCGCGGAGTTCACTGTCGCGGGCGTGGGCATACACGCGGTTGCACTCCCGACCCGCCGTGGAGTCTTCACTCAAGGATGAAATAGACTTGGCCCCCAAGCGTTGGAGGGCCAGGTTGCAAATGTCAACGTCACTGCTTGGAGACGCCAAGTTACTTCTCCTTATGCTTACGCATCGCTGGTGGTTTCAATGGATAAGGGGGGGTGTCGCCACCCCCCCTATTTCCGTCAGTCAAGAACCCAATACATGGTGAGTTCAATGGTGCCTGTTCCGGCGGCACCAGCAAGAACAACAGTGATGGGGATACCATCTCCATTGGCGTCAACGACGCTGTTCTTACCTAAAGCCGATGTAGCGGCAACATCAACCGTTGTGATTGATGTCGAGGCTGCGGCGGCTTTCCACTCGTCAACATCGAGAGCAACGGCAGTGCCGGAGCTATCGGTGTATGCCGCGTGGCCGACCGAGAGGGTCGTACTGGACCCAAGAGCATCATGCACAAGTTCCCCCGAAAGAACACGAGCGCCATTCGGAAGGTTGAACATTTCGATCACATCGTCAGCGGACAGGGAGGATGCTTCATACAGGGCGTATGAAACGCGAACCCGACCCTGGCTTTCGCTGGTTTTGATCATTGCTTTAGGGGTGGTTTGATCCCACTTGGTCTTCTGGACGCTATATACAGTAGCCATTGTTTAAGCCTCCGAACAAGTGATAGCGGCGACCTTCTTCTCCTCGACGCGGGTGGCACCGAATGTGCCCTTGACGTAAACCTGCGTAGAGTAAGACTTGTCGGCGCGATCCGAAATCTGGACATTGATGTCGTTCCAAACTCCGAGATGAAGACCGGACTTCGCCCAGCAAATCACTGTGCGATCCGTGCCTGAGAGAGCCAAACGCTGGCTGTCGATGAAGTTGAAGCCCATGAAGGACTTAATCCGCCCATCGACCAGAACCGGCTCATTGGTGTAGTCGAGACTGATAGCCTGGGTCTGCCCAAGCAGATCATCATGCTGCTGTGCGCCGATAGCGCAGAACAACTGATCGTTATCAACATCCACTTCCGCCGCGATAAACAACTGCATGGCTTCACGCAGTTTTGCCACGGTCAAGCCGCCTGCGGTCGTTGAGGCGGTTTGTCCGGCAGGGAAAGACGTCGAGGTAGTTCCATCCTCGCCGGTCTTCGCAGTGCCGGTGGCTGCAGTGATGACAAGATCATCCATAGCCCGACCGAGAGCCATAGCGCCGTTAATAGCGTATGGCGAGGCCGGATCGGAGATGATACGCAGCTTGTCCGCGTCATCAATAAGATCAGCCCATTCGTAGTCGCTGGGGTAAACCCAACGCTTGTCCTGGGGTGTCTCGATCAGCGGAGTATCCGCGTGTCTCGTAGTCCGCAACTGGGCGGTGACGGGACCAACCTGGTTCACGGCAGCGCCGCTCTTCCCATGGTAGTTATCCGTCATTACCGCATTGCGGAATTTAGAACCGCGCTGTTGCAGCAACAGTTCCACGGTGGACTTGTAGTCAATTACTGACCAGTCCATAACCTCATTAGACATAAGAAAACCCTTCCTTCTGTCGGTTAAAACAAAAAGCTGAAGGCTTGTCCGTGGGTTACGGGGCCACTACTAAGGCTTTTTTACCGGCCCGTGGCGGGGTTATCGGCGTTGCCTTTTCGACACCCTTATGGGTGCGCTCTTGTGTGACTTTAACATGGTAGTGGGTATAAAGCAACAGATTTGCTATCC